GAGACGCAAATACAACATTGTGTAGTCTTTTTATATTGATACCAGTTGAAAATGTACCAAAGGACGCTACAATAATTGAATCCTTTTCTTTCTCTACAATTTCTCTTACTTTTTCTCTGTCTAGTGCATCAGTTCCACCAAAGACAAAAAATACTTTTCTATCTAACTTGTTTAACAAATCAAATAATGGTCTACCATGTTTTTCAACAAATTGAAATAACACTAATGTATTACCATTCAAATCTTTTACTAAATTATTTATAAAGATATTTCTTCGTTCATTTCTGACAATCCAATCCATTTCTTCTTGATAAGTCATTTTACTGACTAATTTTCGTTCTTCATCACAATAAGCAAGTACTAATGCTTTAATATCTAATTGAGCTAATGTGCCTTCTGCCATTAGATCAGCTGATGTTGTTACAAAGTAAGCTGGTCCGAACATACCTTCTAACTGTAGTTTATGTGTCTTTGTTTCTTGTAATGTACCTGTCGTTCCAATCTTATATTTAACTTCTGTTAATGATTCCATAATCTTTGTAAGAGATTTAGCAGCAAATAAATGTGCTTCATCTCCTATCACCATACCAAACTCATTACCAAAGTCTTTAGGTAATCTCATCATTGACTGCCATGTTGTTACTACAATCGGAGCATCAGCTCCTTTATCACCACCATATATTTTAGCTATATCACCTCTGAATCCATAGTCCTGAAAGTCTTTAGTCATTTGTTCTACTAAAGATGTTGTCGGTACTATCACTAATGCTTTCTTGTTCTTCTTCAAAAAGTTATATCGAATAAGACTATAGATCATTAATGATTTACCTGAGGCAGTCGGTGATACTAATATACATTTTTGATTATGTGCTGCAAACGCTACAGCTTCTTTTTGATAATCTCTAAGTTTTAGTGGTATATCTTTAACAATTTCTTCATATCTTTCTATTGTAAATATATCAGTATCCTTTTCGTAACCTTCAATAGAATAATTTCTTTCTTCACAAAATTCTTTTAGATAATCATATAAACCTAGATAAATTTTATTAGTGTTGAGATTGAACAAACGAATGTATCCGTCCCAAAATCTTTTACGAACTGCAGGTATAAAATTAGCACCAGGTACTTTAAACTTAAAAAACTCTGAGAGTTCTTTTCGAATTGAGTCTTCTGCTGATACTGTTAGATATACTTCGTCAGTCTTAGCTACTACGAGCCTGCCATGAACTTTCGCCATTCTATAATATTCTTTATTGTTTGATGTCTCCAAGTAATTTGTGAGACAATATCTGTTAACACTTCAACTGTTATTCTGAGATACTCAAGTTTATCATTTAAATCTTGTATCTCTTTATCAGCACCAGTAAATTTATCGTAATCAGATTTTAGAACTGTCAACCCGTCAAACGGATCATAGTCCCATTTCTTTTCTTCGATTTTATCTCTGGACATTTTACCACCATACCATAACCATTTATCTTTATTAAGTTCTTTCATCTGTCTTTCATAACGAATGACAGCAAGTTTCTTTTCTGATAATAGTTCAGCGTATTTGGCGTGTAGTTTTGGTACTTCTAGTGAAGAAGCGTCAAGTTCGATATCATCTATCTTACAATCACTTTTCCACATCTCTTGGATTTCTTTTAAATTCATAATGTATATATTATATAGTGTACTTTTTAAGTACTTGTTTTGACTTTGAACAATGTAAATCTCATTGTAAGATCACAAACAGCGTATTCAACTCCTTGTTGATCTGATGCGAACTCTATAGAACCTAGACTTGTTGGAAAACAATCTTGAAACATAAACTCTAAATTAGCGTTGTTAGAAGATGTATTTACAATAATAGTTGCATCAGAATACATATTCTCAAACGACGCATTACTAAAAACATTAGTAGCGTTCTTAGTAGAACCAACTAAATCTCTAAAGTCTTCTGTATCATCACCTGGTCCCAAAGCCATTATCCAGTTAAAGATTTCTTGATAATTTTTCATATCTTCATCTACAACAAATTTTATATTTAATGGATCAAACTCTATCTTATCACCAGGTAGATATGAGTTGATTGCTAATGTAGTAGAGTGTAATGCTTCAGAAAAGTTTATACCCGGCAATGTGACACCTGTACAAAAGTATTTTGTCTTAGGTAGTTTATTAATTTGTAAATCAAAATTTACTGGACTTAAATAGTTTAAGTTAGTAGGTTGATCTGATTGCCAGTTAGCTTGTGCCATATTAGTTCTTTATTCCGAATACATAGTTTTCAGCAGCATTCTCAGCGTAGATTTCATTGTGTCCTGGGATTAATTCGTCTTTCTGCCAGATCATATTTTCCCACATTCTGATACCCCATACGCCGTCTAATTTTCCGACTTCTGCTTTTCTATTTTCATGTTTGAATTCGTGATATATCTCATCAAATTCAATCATTCCACCTTCATTCATTTTATACTCCTTAATGTATTCTTCTTCGATACCATACCAGTTCCATCTACCGTCAGGTGTTGAAGTTTTGTTGTTCATGTATATATTTATAACAGGGAGAGAATTAACTCTCCCGATATTTAATTATTTCTGATTTATAAATTCATTTAACTGTCTAGCAGTTTCAATAACTTGATCAGGTGTAATTTCTATTACTGGTAATCCACTTGATTCAAGTTTATTCTCTGTATTGAAATAATGTGCATCAACTTTGCGTTGTGCATTCATCTCTAAAAGACCTTGTGCTTGATTAAGTAAATCGGCTCTGATTTCGAACCCTGATTTAGAATCGGACATGATATCCTCCTGTGTGTATGTGTATGAGTTGTCCCTTTGACTTCTCTATTATATATTTATAACATAAAAAAAGACCCTCTAATGAGGGTCTTTGAAATCGAACCGAAATTTGATTTAGATATTACTACGACTTATAGAAGATTTAATACTTCGAATGATCTGTAGTAAGAGTTAGTTGAAGTTGCTGCCAAGCCAGAAGACGGAGTAGCACCTACGAATGGGTTTGAAACCATACCGTATCGTGTTTTGAATCCGATTTTTGGTTGGAAAGTATCTTCACCAACTGCACGAACCATTTGTAATGGTACATAAGGACAATAGAATACACCAGCGTCAAAAGGATTAGTTCCTCTATAACCGACTGTACAATATCCTTCACCAGCACTAACGCCTGTAGGTCTTTGAGACACACTTGCGTAATATGGATCGATATACACTTTTAGGCTTCCGTTAAGAACACCAGCGAAAGTGTTTCCAGTATCATCAACATTTAAGTTTGTTGATAAAGCTGGAGTGTAATCTAATACACCAGCCATTGCTAGAGCAGAAGCTACATCAGACGAACAAAGAATAAAGTTACCTTTACCTCTTCGTGTTTGTCTTGCAATAACATTTGCGTTTCTTTCAATGTGGTACATTAGACCTTTGAATTTCTCAACTGACCATCTTCCTGAAGAATCTGTATCTAAGTTGAATTGACCGTTAACAGCTGTTCCTGTTAAGTTTGCTTCTGAAGCAACACCTTCAATCTTAGCTTGATCATTAACAGTTCTAACAACTTCTCTGTTGATTTCCGCAAGGATTTCACCAGATAGAATGTTAGCTAATTCTGTTTCTGCATCTAAGCCATGAATAGCTTTAAGGTCTTGTGCGAGTTCGATTGTGTACTCAGCTTTTAGCGCTCTGCTTTTAGCTGTAACTGTAGCTTTTTCAATCGTGAACGACATCTCTGGGATTGTAGAATCAATCTCAGCAGTTGCTGTTGCAACTCCTGTACCAGTTGTGTAACCAGTTTGGATAGCTGTGTTAGCTGAACCAGATGCAAAAGGATCTGTTCCTGCGTGTGTACCTGTTCCAGCGAAGTCTGTATCAGCTTCGTTGAACATGGCTTCTGTTCTATCTACAGCAGTAGTACTGTCAACATATCTTGCTTTCATAGCAAAGATAAGTCCAGTAGGTCCTGTCATAGGTTGAACACCACAGATATCATAGGCTACCAAGTTTGGCATTGCTCTACGAACTAGAGATATAAGAATTGGATCCCAGTTTGCTGCAGTTGCAGTTACACCACCAGGTGCTCCAGCTACTGTACCAGTACCAGCTCCAAGGGCCTCATTCATGGCTCCTCTTTCTTCTTGTATCGCTCTTTCTTGGTTTTCAAGAATAACGGATGTTACAGCTCTCTTGTAGCTATCTTCGATCTTAGGAAGATCGGAGTGCTCGAGGACTGGTGCCCATTTTTCTTGTAAGTTTTCTGACATAAACATTTGTTTATCTCTCCTTATTTAAGTTTACTTGTCTAAAGAAGCAAACTTGGTTAAAGCCGCAGTATATTGTGCCATGCCTTCATTAACTGGTTGAGCTACATCGCCCGCTCCAGAAAAATCTGCATCTTCACTAACTACAGCGCTATCGTCTGAGACAGCTTCTACTTTTTCAGATCCGAAGTATGATTCTTTCAATGTTGATACTTTCTCTACGAAATTCTCTATATTTTCAAAATCTACATCTTCTGATAAAGCTTTTAACTTCTCAACTTGTGTATCAGCTAAGTCACTAGTGGCTTCGCTAATAATTTTTTCTCTTTGAAGTTCTTCGATATCTTGTTGAGCTGTGATGTTGCTTGCAACTTCTTCGTTCAACTTATCTTCCATTTCGTCAAGTCTGTTTGCTAGTTCTTCAACTACATCAAACTTGTCTTCTGGTACTTCAACATAATGTTCTTCAAATAGTTTTTTCAAACCATTTATGAAATCTTCGGTGAGTTCGGATTTTAATCCTCTCTCAATTGCTAATTCATTGTCTTGAACCCAGCTTTCAGATACATAGTTCAAGTAAGAATCAACTTTTTCAGTTAAATCATCTTTGATTTCTTCAACTTTAGTTTCTAATTCTTCTTCTAACTGTGCTTCTTTTTCAACTGTAATTTCTTTTACTTTAGCTGAAACTGCTGCTTCAAATATTGTCTTAGCTTTAGATTTAAAATCTTCTGATAAATCTTCATCAGAAACAAGAGCGTCAATGTCGTCTGTCATGTCAATGTCGTAAGACTCTTTCTTGACTTCTTCATCTTCTTCTTCTTCGTCATCATCTTTATCCATGTCGTCCATTTCTTTTGTTGTTTTAGCTTCATCAACTGAATCTTCATCAGTTTCAACTTCTTCATCAACATTTTCCATGTTTTCAACAAAGTCAGCGACTTCTTCGACTGAACTATCTTTAAGATTTTCTACTACACTTCTAATAAGTGCGTTACGACTTAGTGACTCGCTTTTAGCTTCATCGCCATCTTCGTCTTCTGTTGTGGAATCCCCTTTCATCTTGTTCCAAGTTGCTTTGAGTTCTTCCATATCCATATCTTTCATTTTATCGACCATTGCCTTTAACATCTCAGATTTGGATCCCATTCCTGGAGTTTCAGAGATTGTATCTTCATCAGCTTCGATATCTTCGAAATTGACAGCTTTACCTTTCTCTATTTTTGTTTCACCGTCTTTGAGTTCACCACCTTTTTCAGAAGCTTTGTCACCACCAGGTGCTTTTGCTTTCTTCGTAGCATCACCAGCTTTTTCAGCTGCTTTTGCATCGTGTTCAGGTGCCTTGTCGTCTGGCTTAACAGCGCCCGCTTTAGCTTTAGGCATTGTTGCCTCAGCTATTACTTCTTCTATTGTGTTTTCTAAATTTGACATTAGATCACTCCCTATTTTAAATATAAATTTAAACTGTTTAACTAGTATTTATATATTATAAATTTTTCAGAAAGTCATTAAATACATTTAATTTGACTTCTTGAAGTTTTTGTGTTCTTGCTCTTTGAATTGAATGTTTATATTCTTCAATTTTCTGTGCTTTAATCACACCGTTATCCCAAATCCATTCAACTCCTTCCATGACACCATCTACGAAAGCATCAGGAGCTGACGGATCAGCTA